AAGAAAGTAGAGGGACTTATACAAGGTGCGAAGACAGCGACTACAAAACTAAGTCAAATAGATCCAACAGAGGTATCCGTATTTGATCCCGATCAGTTCTTGACAAAAGATCAAACAAAAGCCGCAGAGGCATTAGGGAAAGGCAGAAGAGGAAAAGATTTATTTTCTAGACCTGCTTTGAATAAATTTGCTGATATATATGACGAAAAATTAGTAACAGGTAAAGGTGCTGAAGGATTAAAAGAAAAAGACATACGAAGTATACAAGCAGGACTACAATCTAAAACAGGTCTATTAGATACATCAGGTATTGACTTATCTAATTTAGATCCTAGTGGAGATTTAGGTGGAGCACAAGGTATAGGATCATCTACAGGAGCAGGAAGCACATCTTTTGGAGGCTCTGATGATGGTGGCTTTGACACAAGTCCTGACGATTTTAGTTCAGACACAGGTTTTGGAAGTGATATTTCTACTGCAGTAGGTGGATTTATCCCAAAGAAAAAACCCAAACCTAAGAAGATGAAGCGAGGTGGATTAGCTTCTAAATAAATATCCACATACTAGCTACTTATCCCCCGAATGATGGCTACGATAACCCTAGGAGTAAGAAATGGCAGAAGAAGCTAAAAACGAAGAAATGGTGGTAGATGCTACACCTGAAAAAAAAGCATTCATGACTAAGCGTTCTAATCATGCTGAAAGAATTAAAAAGGATGAAGAAGAACTAAAAGATATGATAGAGGCTCAAAAAGGTGACACCGAACCTACTGAAGAAGCGAAAGCAGAGGATGAGGAAGAACCGAAGAACGCTGAAGAAAGAACTTTCAAAAAGCGTTATGGAGATCTACGAAGACACTCACAAGAAAAAGAGAAGCAATTCCAAAAGCAACTTGATGAGTTAAAAGGTCAGCTATCAAAAGCAACACAGAAAGAAATGAAGTTGCCAAAGTCTGATGAAGATATAGAGGCTTGGGCAAAAGAATATCCTGATGTTGCAAAGATTGTAGAAACTATTGCTATGAAAAAAGCAAAAGAACAATCTGAGTCATTAGAAAAAAGAATTAAAGAGATTAATAAGTTCAACGAAGAGACTGTAAAAGAAAGAGCAGAAGTTGAGCTTATGCGATTGCATCCTGACTTTGATGAGATTAGAGACAGTGATGACTTTCATGAGTGGGCAGAGCAACAGCCAAAGTGGGTACAGAATGCATTATACGAAAATCAAGACGATGCAAAATCAGCAGCACGAGCAATCGATCTATACAAAGCAGATAGAGGACTCGGCAAGAAAGATACAAGCGAAAGTGGCAAAAGTGCTGCTACGCAAGTTAAAGCGAAAGCTGTAAAATCTACACCTACAGCAGATAGTGCAAAGAAGATTAGAGAGTCTGATGTACAAAAGATGTCTGCTACTGCTTATGAAAAGAATGCAGATATGATAATGGAAGCAATACGATCTGGCAACTTTGTATATGACGTATCAGGTTCAGCTAGATAATTAATTGACATAAAAGAATAAATATGTATAACTATACATATCTATGAGTGTGACCCTTTAGCGAGATACTCACACACACAATCAAACACTTGGAAGCCTACCTGATGGTGTGAGCCTATGTTTAACTAGCTATTAGACATACAACCTCAAAAACTATTAGCCGATGACGAGTAAATATAGCACATTCGTGCATTTGTTTTATTTTCAAAAATGGAGATGAAAATGGCATTTAAAACTGCAGCAGGTTACGGTAATCTGCCTAATGGTAATTTCTCCCCGATTATTTACTCTAAGCAGGTTCAGTTAGCCTTCAGAAAAACATCCGTTGTTGAATCAATTACTAACTCCGATTATTTCGGTGAGATTGCCAACATGGGTGATTCTGTAAAGATCATTAAAGAGCCAGAGATCACCGTTAAGGAATATGCTAGAGGTGCTAACGTACAGCCTCAAGACCTTGACGATGAAGACTTCACATTGACTATTGACAAAGCAAACTACTTTGCTTTTAAGATAGA